CCAGATGTGGAAGAAGTAGCATCTACTGCTTTGGAAAGTCCTACAAATTTTTCAAGAATTGTTCCGGGAGTTCCCGAAATTGTTCCTTTATCATCAATAACAACAATATGAATTTCATCATTTTTTCCACTTCTGGCAGTGGCAAAATTACTAGTTCTGGGTCTTTCTGCAATTTCTTTCCATAAGAGATCTGAATTATTTAATCCGACATCCTGCAAATCGTACCAATCTTGTTGGGTGGTGCTCGTAAATGTAGATGTTCCACTACCAATAGTTACTGAAGAAACTCCAATCGTTCCTGCACTGAAGGAAAATAATCCATTCTCAGTGTAAACGGCTGGTGTTTCTGTTCCTGCAACGGAGACAGTTGTACTAAAAGTAACTGCAGTTCCAACTGTAATTTGTGCAGAAATTGTGCTTGCAAGAGATACTGTTGTGTCTCCAATTGAAGTAACTACAATGTCACCAGGAGAAAAGAGATTACCAACTGATAACCCTGATGTACTTGCAATAGAAACTATATCGGTTCCAATACCTGCTGTAAGTAAGGTTGTTACTATTCCAACTGTTGGAAACGTATCAAACGATGAAGTAACTTTTGATACGACTCTAACAGTAATGCTATCAGTTCCCACCCCACTTGAAGTTGGATTCTGTAAGGTGTTTCCAACACCAGTGATAATTCCTTTTATGAATCCAGTAAATAGTGAGGTTGTTCCATTTCCAACAACAACTCCCGAAATTGCTTGAGTTACAGCAGCGCCAACACGAACATTATTATTAGAGGTATCTACACCACTGATAATTTGATCAGCAAATCCATCAATTACACATACTTTAATGTCATTTGCCCAAGATCCTGGATTGTTTGCCGCCCAGAACCAAGTAGATGCAGTTGTGTATTCATTTTGATAATCTTCGTAACTTTTAATTTTTAATGTTTCGCTACCACCGGGAGTGGCCTTACTTGCGTTAGCATTATTTAAATTAGATCCATCTACTCTTACAACACGCATTACCCCACCATAAGTGAGATAGTTTGATGCAGACAACCAATACTCGTAGTGATTATCATTATCTGAGGGCTTTCCAAAAGTGTCTATTAGTGCCTGCTCACTATCAATAAATACAGGTTCTTCTACAGGCCCCTGTGCAAACGGACAAACTATTGCTCCGGTAGTGGTAGATACACTATCTATACGCCCTTGCGTTAAATCAACTTCTCTAACCTTAGTTCCAGGTGATACCAAACCTATAGGCATTTTGATTCCTCTGATAAATCTTCATTGCTCTATAAGATATTTATAAATTCCTTCTTTTAAACGTAGTCCCACATAAAAGAACGATTACCATACTCATCAAAATTAGAATTATTATTTGCTCTTACCCATCTATCACCAGTATGTTTATCTATGACTTCAACGTCATCATCTAAACCATCTATAATAAATCCAAATGGTGCCATGTCTTGTTCAATTTGATTTTTTTGTTCATCATATATTCTTTTACGAACATCATTATCGGTCATCTCTTTAAAATATGGTTGTACTACTAACCATGCAAATATCACAAGACACATTGCCAAGTCATCATTTGCTCCTTGTTCTGCTTCAAAGGAGTGATTTTTTTGAATAAAGGTAGTTAATTCGGAAATGATTTCATAATCACTGAACATGAGTTTATCATCTTCAATCAAAGTTTTTAAATTAGAACATCCAATCTTCTTAACAGTTTTGGACATTTTAATTCCAAGTTGAGATTTAGATCCGGAAAAACCTTGACCTACTATTTGACCCGCTCTTCCTCGCATTGAACACATTAAAACATTTTCATACTCAAGATCAAAATGTAAAATATTTGCAACTTGTTCCCCAATATCATTGATCTCAACTAAAACATAAGATTTATTATATGCTTTAGCAACATCGTTTATAATGTTAGGAAACAGCATTGGTTTGATTTGATTGTTTTTATATTTTGCTACAACTCTCCAAGGAAATTCAGTGATATCAAAAACAATAAATGCCGAGTAATCATTTTCAGTTCCTCTAGCAACGTCAACAGTTATAAAATAATTTCTATCTTCAATAGGATTAAAATATACATCCAACCCTTTATTTTTTTGTATTGGATCTTCAAATACCAAAGACTTCAATTTAGCACTGGAAATTAAAGTATCTGATGATCCTAAGAAATCGCATTCAAATTCTTGTTGAAATTGTTGCTCTGAAGTATTACTAATCGTCTGTGCTTTCCAAGCAGCATCTCTTCCCGGAACTTCAGACCAATGAACTTCTGTGGGGATATATTCATTTCTACTTCTTTCAGCATCATGCCAAAGACGGTAGAAGTGATTCATACCTTTTGGGGTTGATACAATAATAACCTTGGTAGTTTTACCCGATGAAATAGTTGGATATACAGAACTAAAAAATTCGTCAGCGATATGATTTGGAATAAACGCAAATTCATCCAAGAAAATAATGTTAAAAGACATACCTCGAACAGCAGATGCTGAGGTAGATGCTGCTATAATTTTAGATCCATTTTCTAACTCTAATGATGCCTTGTTCCAAACCTGAACGCCTTGTTGCATCCACTTTGGAAGATTTTCATAAGACTTTTGCAATCTCCCAAGAAGATCTTTTGCAGTGGAGGCTTTGTTTGCCAGTATACCTACATTCACATTATCGTTAAAAACCACATAATGTAGAAGATATGACACAACAGTTGTAGATTTGCCAGATTGCCTAGGCATCTTGCAAATGTTAAATCTATGACTATGGAAATTTTTAATTAATTTTTCTTGAAATGGATATATCGTAAAAGGAATTAATCCCTCATCTACGCTAACAATTTTAATATAATTGTTAGCAAAGTATACTGGGTCGTCTTTACATTTTATGAATTCTTTAATTTGATCTGGAGTAAATTGAATATCTACATTTGCTTTCTTAAGTAATGGATTACCTAAGTAAATATCATCATATGGCATAATATTATTTTATCAACAATTCCACTTTCTTAAAGCAAGTGCTTTTCTAGTTGGGCGGCCCTTTTCATCTTTCATAGGACCATCCACTCCTCCCATACGAGCACAGAATGATTTTCTACGATTTGCTGCTTTTGATCCTGGTTTTAATTTTGATGGCGGAGTAGTGACCGCCATTGATAATTTTGATCCAGGGTTTTCTCTTCTATATGAAGCGATTCCTTTTGCGTTCAATCCACCTTCAGGATTTTTACCCTCTTTTCTTTGCCAAGCAGCCGCCTCATCAACAACAATAAACGGACTTGTTGGATCATTCATTGTTGGTGCATAGTATTGCAAAATTGCGCCAGGATAAATTTTTTCTATTGCTGTTTGAACTTCTTCTTTTGTAGGTCTTTGTTGAGATGGAAAAAAGAACTTAATATTTAAAATTTTGGTTTTCCAGTTTAAAATGACAGAATAAGTTTGTCCTACACTACGAATTACTTTTGGGGATTCTAATATTGATTGATTTTCTAATACTTCCTTAACACAATTTGGAACTAACTTACCACCCTTCTTTTTTAGTCCTTTAGCAGTGTAACCATCCCAACATGCCTCAGAAGTTGCTGCTTTTTTCTTTACACAATTTGGATATTTTTTTCCAAACATGGTTTTCATACCTTTCTTTTCATACCCATCCCAACAGGCCTCACTTGTCACATTCACAGATAAACTTTCTGTTTTGTTTCCCCAGTTTTTTGCACCTGCCTTACGGCATTTAACAAGTGCCCCAGATGCATATGCACTGGGCCAAACATCATATCTAGATTTTACTTTGTAATAACAAGCATCTTTTGTACCACTGCCCTTACCTTTCTTATCTGATTCTTCATTCATTTTTTTCTTCCTTCCTTGACAGTGAGCTCTTTGAGAAAATCCTTTAGGGTTATCACAATCTATTGATTTCTTATATTTATTTGACCAATCTTCTTTCACCGATTTTTTCTTTTTAGGAGAATCTGTGGGAACATTAGTTGGTTTTGCAGCACCAGTTTTTGCCTGTTGTCCAGGATCTGCTGCCTTCTTTCTTCTTGCGGCAGATAGTCTTTCTGCCTTTGTCATACTTGCTCTTTTGGAAGAAGAAACGCATTTAGGAACTCCTTCTCCAGGTTCATCACTCGCACAGGTTCCACCAGTTACAACGTTTACCCAACCACCCTTACCATCTTTAGAACGTGAACCTTTAAACCAATCACGGAGTCCTTCTTCTTTAAGTGTACAATCTTTCATACCGTGTTTAGGGCACATTTTATTCTTTGGTGTATTATTACACTTTTGATGGGCACAACCGCAATCTTTTTCATTAAATGTTTAATACCAACAATTTATTTATAATTTATTCTACTGAAGGCGTCTTTTTTTCTTGTTTAATTAATTGTAAAAGATCTGCAGTAGACCCCACATATAACGCATTATTGGTAATTGATTTAGGTCCTTGATAGTCATCATTAAGATCTTTCATTTTTTTATGTAAATCTGCCAATTTGTCAGTTACATCTGCTACGTTTTTAATCAATTGCCCAGCAACTTCATACGCTCTTGGATGATCTGAACTTGCAGCAACATCCAAAATTCCATTAACTGCTTCCTGACCTTTTTCTATCAAAGAATAGAGTTGACTTCTACTATAAGAATAATCTCTCTCCATATCTTCTGAAGTTGAAATTTT